TCTTTTAATGGATGTACTGCATTAACATCTATAGATTTATCTAATGTTACTAGTATTGGACAAGGTGCTTTTTAGGGTTGTACTAGTTTAACTAGTATAGATTTATCACGGTGTACTTCATTACCAGATTATCCAGGATCTGCATTTAAGGATTGTACTTCATTAACTACTGTAACAGGATTAGAGAATCTAACTTATCCTGGTGTAGCTTCGTTCCAAGGATGTACTAATCTCGGGAGAAATCAAGATTTGGTTTTAAATATTACTAGTGGTAATGCTATAGCAAATACATTTAGAGGTACTGCATTTAAAACAGTAACATTACATGCTCCAAATATGACATCACTCTATCCAAATGGAGCTGACCAACTTCACATGTTCTATGGAATGAATGAACTATAGAAATTGGATCTAAGTGATACAAAATTAACTGTAATACGAGATCTTAATGCCAGTCAAATAATTGTTGTTCCAGATACAGTCGCTTCGTTTGATTGGCAATCATTTAGTAATATAGTATGCCCGTATTATATAATATTAGCAACTACTCCGCCAAGCATTAATGATGACAGGTATTACAGTTTTGCTTCTGATTCATATATATATGTACCAGATGCAGCATTGACTGATTATCAAACAACATGGAGTGGAAATAAATGTGGACCTAGATTAAAAGCTATATCTGAGTTACCTAGTACAGTAACTTGGGCTACACAACAATCATAGTCAAATAGTTAATTAATATGATGTAACAATATAACAGAACCCTAACTGTATAACACAGGGATTGCGAGGTAGCTTAATGGTAAAGCGGGAGACAAGTGCTTGTAAACGCGTTGTGGCGGCAAGTGAAGGAGGCACCTGTTGGTGGTTCGATTCCACCCCTCGCGGCAAACAGTTCCATCTGTATAACTGGATTACTAAACTAATTATTTACTAACAAACATTAAATTAACTATGGATACATCTAAGATTATGATGTTCCCTGAGATGGGAAGTAACAATGGTATAGACCCTAACCTCATGTTGGCTCTTAACAACAATGGTGGTTTCGGTGGTAATAACTGGATTTGGATTCTTTTCCTTTGGCTGATTTGGGGCTGGGGAGGTAATGGCGCTTGGGGCGGTAACGGCTCAAACGGTTTCCTTTCAAATCAGATCGCTAACGATTCTGGTCGTGAGCTCCTGATGACAGCTATCCAAGGAAATGGTACAGCTATTCAAAACCTCTCTAATCTTCTGAATACTGAGGTTAGCACTGTACAGAATGGAATCTTTACCCTAAACAATGCTATTACTTCTGTAGGTTCTCAGGTGGGCATGAGCGGATTGTAGATCCAGAATGCTATCCAGAGTGGTAATGCTTCTATTGCAAGTCAGATCTGTCAGTGCTGCTGCGAGAATCGTTTGGCTATTGCCAACCAGACTAACGCACTGCAGTCACAGATGGCAGCTGCTCAAGCAGCCGATCAGCTTGCTGTATGTCAGCAAACAAACACTCTGAGCACTCAGGCTGAGCGTAATACACGTGATATCGTAGACGCTATTCAGAGTCAGAGCGTAATGATCAACGATAAGTTTTGTGACCTTGAGAAAAGAGAGTTGCAAGATAAGATCAATACTCTTACTGCTGATAACGCTCTGTTACGTTCTAACGCAGACAATGCTGCTCAAACTGCTTTGATCAACGAGAAATTCAACGCTGTTGCTACTGAGCTTGCAGCTATTAAGGCTTCACAGCCTAATACTATTCCTGTTCAGTGGCCAAACGTTACTGCTGTAAATACTACTCCTTATGCAGGTGTATACTATACCGCAGGTTCTAATAGTTTTTGGAATTGATTAAGGAAGGAGGTACTTATGTTTAGTACTACGAATTATCCTTTTAATTTCTCTAATAGAAGAGGAATTCCAATGATAGAGAGTAGTGCTGTTACCGCTACAACAGATAATGTAATTATTACATTACCTAATAAGACTTTTAGAGGTCTGAATGATAAGGGTGTTATACTCTTCAGACTCAACCAGTCTATCCCTAGCGGTTCAGATGCACTTCCTATCCTGTTCTCTTCTAATGATTTCACACAGCCTTTGACAAACTTAGGCGGTGCTGCTGTCACACCAGCAACTATGGAATCTACTGGAGTATACCTTATATATTATGATAAGGGTGCAAATATTATGCAGTTACTTACTGCTGCAGCTTAATACTAACGTTTAAACACTTTGAATTATGGTAATGATAGAACTTAGAGAGTCGGCTTATGATACGGCTTTCGATCTGCTCGATGAAGCAAAGCTGAACGCAAAGAAGACTAAGTTAACTCTTTGCGAACTGGAGAATGCCATGTACGATTGTTACGAGGCTTCGAAGGAAGATGGCGAGGAAGACAAGGACGAAATGAAGTTTCGCGGTGTTTCTGGCTATAAAGAAGATTATCGCCATGACGAACACTATGGCGAGCGTGAAGATGAAGATGAGGAAATGCTGAACAAGCGTTTAGCTCATAGACGTCGTAATATGCGCATGCGTCGTCGTTTGGTATAATACATATAAGTGCACTTGGGGGCTTCGGCCCCCATACTGCACTCTAAAAGTAACTGTATATGTTTTCAGCATTAAGAAAAGGCTCTCAGATCTATATACTAGATAGGACGAGCACACCAACAATTAAGGTTGGTTATATTGAGAATGTATCTATGCCACGACCAATGTATCCTACTTACAATCCGCAAGTTAGTCTCGGTACTAACATGTAGACTGTAGTAGACCTTACAACGCGAATAGATAGCGAGACTAAGGAGTTTTGTGTACCTAGTAACTTATCTATGCATACTTATGGTGATTATACTCTTAGTGAAAACAAAGAGGGTATGATATCAGAAGTAGATGCTCTACTGCACAACAGTAAAGACATTATTAATAATATAGATAAGCATAAAGCTAATATCACAGCTTATGAAGAGATACTTAAAACTCTGAATCCTGTATACGCTAAAGAACAAGAAAGAGATACTGCTATAACAGACCTTTCTAATAGAGTGGATAATATACAGGACAGCTTAGACAGACTAGAAATACTATTAAGACGTGATAAAGACACTTCATCAACACAACAATGATTACACAATACATAGAATTAGGTGATCGAGATTGGGGTGTTTTAGTATACTACAATGTAGGGCCAGAGGATTTCACAGAGATAATCGACGCCCTAGAATCATTAGATTGTACAGAAGAGGATATACATGCCGCGACTACTACGCTTCGTAAAAAGAATACTGGGTTCACATATACAAACACTGACTACAAGATGAGTATGGTTTGTATAGGTCAAGCTACTAATGTTGGTCAGTTTGTAGATACCACAGTACACGAAGCTAAACATGTGCAATCACATGTATGCTCCTATTACGGAGTTGATGAGAACTCTGAAACAGCCGCATATCTCATAGGGCATCTAGTGCATAGAATGTATAAGATGCTTGCCAAAATACTTAAGGTATATTTAATATAATATGTTCGACATAAAAGGCGACAGAATATCTCTCAACCCAGATGACTTGGGCGTGCCTCCTTTTAAGGATCATTATAACAAGGCAAAAGACAAGTCTCTGGCGTTGAAGGAGATAGAATACATAGTTTGGTTAAATAAGTGGAATACACCCTATGAAGCTTATCCAATAGAGAATAGAGCTAAGGTTGTAGCCAAAGATGTATTCGGAGATGAGAATTACGTACCCACTGAAGAAGTTAAAACACTTGAACAGCGTTTTATACAGTTCTAGGAAACACCTGGTACTAGATTGCTATCAGCATCACAAACAGCAGCGGAAGGTCTTATTAAAGCTCTAGAAGATTACTCTAGAGGTTCAATGGATATCGATACTGCTATTAAGGTTACTAGAATCCTTAAGGACGTAGGAAATATCGTTAAGTCTTTGGATATAGCTGTTAAACAGGCTAGATCTGAACAGGCCGAAGCTGGTAGAGTTAAAGGTGGTGGTATAATTGGAAGATATGAAATACCTAGATAATTAATTAAATAACATGAAGAAATACGATTTAATTGATGTTGTTAGTAGAGGTACTCATGCAAGACTTGACGTTAAGCCAAATCTGATCGTTGCTGAAGGTGAGTACGTTAAAGGTGATATCCTTGATGCTAATTCTACTGCCAACCTTATTAACACTAAGATTGCAGATGCCATCGGTGTGACAAACGCAAGTGCAAACGACAATGACAGTGCTACAGGCGTTATTGCAGATCTTGCTAGTGTAGCAAGCAGCGGTTCATACGACGACCTGATTGATAAACCAACAATCCCAGTTGCAGGTGATCTTGGTGAGACAGTAGTATCATATGCTATTTACAGCTACGATTCATTTGATTCAACTGGCGAAGTTCAGTATGGTTCAGGTAGAGTACAGCTAACAGGTAATAAACTCACAAGCGGTGATGATGAGTATGCTGAGGCAGAGATTATTGCTGATAATAATCACCCTGAGTTTATTGGACAGAAGTTCTATATTGAGAACGATGCTGATCCAGACGGAGAGACACTGTACCAGCTTTATGATAATACATTAACTGCAGTAGATCTTGCGGTAGCAATCACAGAGGTTTCTCCTACAACAACAAGACCACGTACTATTAAGGAGTACGTAGATTATAAAATTGCTCAACTGGCTAATAGCTAATATATATGATAAATACGGTATTTTATTTTGTCGACGATCCCACGTTTGATTATAACACAGCAATTGCTAATGGAGATATCTCAGAATATACTATTGTTTTTAATTCTGCAGACAAAAGTATTCGTGCCAAAGGTAGCATGTTCGGCAAAATAAGCCGTGAGGATCTTCTTATTTCAATAGGCAATTTAGCTGGTATTATTCCACCAGCAACAGATGACACCATAGGCGGTATAAAAACTGGATATGTATCAAATACTAATCAAGGTGGTAGAAAGTATGGAGTAAAGTTGGATGCAAATAATAGAGCATACGTTGAAGTACCTTGGACAGACACTATTACTCCTGTATTTGACGATTCTGAATTAATACAACTTATAAATGAGTAGAGACAAAGAATAGATGAATACATAACACAGCAAACACAGCTTATATCTGAAAGAACTCTGACATTATTCAACGATACTGTGTGGGTTACAAACAACCTACAGCAAGGAGAGTTTGGACATTGGATGAAAGAGACTGATATAGAGTACATGAGACAATACGGTGTATGGGATTATGAATATGATCCTTCTACCGTTGTATACTCAGCTTGGATATATAATAATGCTGGTTCTACTTTGTTATGTACTGGAAAGATAATACTTACTGGAGAAACGCTTAGTGGACTTAATCAAATTAAGATTACAGAGTGTACAGACTCTACGTTAGTAAATACTACATACTACATGGTATCTAGTTTTGCAGCAGATGCCGATCCAGATGATTCTACTGCAGGTTCTCTATATTACTTATATAACAATACACTTGCTCTTGTAGGTAAGACAATAAAACTTAAGTTCTACTCTGGTACTCCTCTTACAGATCCAGTAACAGGAGAACCTCTTATTACTATTAAAACATCTGTAGTGCAACAACAAGCAGACAAGATGTATCAAAGAGTAGGCCTCGTGGTTGGAGATATAAACGATATCAACACTTGGAAAAACAATACGGCTGCCGAGAAATCATATGTTACTACTGCTATTGGTAATCTTGAACAACTTGTAGGTATTAATCCGCAAACAGGTGCTATTAGTTCTGTTACAAATCTTTCTAATTAGGTTGCTGACGTAGATGCTCTTACTAAAGCTGTACAAACTGCAGTTCTTGCTAGTCTTGATCTTAAAGCTCAGAAGAATTCGAATGGTACATTTAAAGCCATTACAGACTTAGCGGCGTTTTACGAGGATCATACTGGATATACTTTATATTCTGGATTAAATAATAGAGTAGAAAACGCTGAAAATGCCATTGATGCAGAATCTAGTTTGATGTCTAGAGTTCTCGTTAAAAGTAAAGATGCGAACAACCATGACGTTTATACTGTATAGTCAGATATTATAAGTGGAGTAGTTAATAGTACTACGTTTACTGAAGGTGTGGCTACTGCTACGTCTGCATTGTCGTCTACTGTAGGTAGTCATACTTCAGCAATTGCTACAAAAGTATCGAAAAACGCCAATGGTGTAATAGAGTCTAGTGCAACAATTAGCGCAGATTAGATTTATCTTTCAGGTAATACTTTTGCCAATTCAATATTCGCAGGACTCGTTAGTGCAGATACTCTAACTGCAGGTACTGCTGCCATTAACGCAGCAACTATAAATTCCGCTACTATTACTGGTACATTAGATGGTGTAGATGGTACGTTTAGTGGAGATGTATATGCAAACGCATTCAGAGCTGGTTCTACACAAGGATTCAATATAACAGTAGAATCTGATAGTATTAACTTCAACTACGGAGATGAGCCTAAGGCTTGGTTCTCTATGAAGAAATATGTAGAGAGCGCTAACGGTCCTGTAGAAGATACTAGTGCTACAAACGCTGGCGGTTTCTATTTATATTTGATAAGTCCTGCTACTGGTAATCTTGTAACTATAGATTTTACAAACCTTACGTTTAAGGAGATCGCATTTAGCGGAAGACCTACTCCACATAGAAGAAATCTTATTAAACTTACAAATGGTAGTAGAACAGGAGAGGTAAAGGCTGAGACATATACGGTATATTATACCGATGATGACGGAAACGGAAATGCTGCGCCAATTGTATATTACTCTGATCCAGCGTTGACAACACGTCTTACAAATGCTGAACTAACAAATGTATATATGGTAGACGACCCGAAAGACTATTATAATTTTGAATACCATATTGCAATTCTTCTGGATGGCGGAAACTATCAAGCATAGTATCCTGTTACTAGATATAGAGGCGTAGTAATGAACGGTACTGATATAACAACATCCGGCGGTTATGTATATACTGCTACTTATGCGAGTGGAAGTAATGCATACAGCAGATATTGTACTCCTAATGCGACAGCAAGAAATTTTACAAACTCAGATTTGGCAAATGGAGGAGGTGCTTATAAATTCTCAGGTGGATCATCTAATGGCACATATTATATACAGTACGCTTCTAGTAAGACAACTTCTACTGGAGCTATGTCATTCTTTAAAGTAAATGCTTCTGGTACTGCAATGGAGAGACTTCAAGTATCAGCAGTAAGTTAATAAAAATATATAATGGTAGACTTTAATAAAAAGATTATCAATTCAGACAAATTTCGTTAGCCGGCTATATTCTTCAAGGAACATGGCTGTTATACTCTCGCTCCCAGGGGGACTACCGATTATGTACAATACTGGGAGCGGGAGACATAGCGATGTTTAAATGGGTTTGTATCAGAAGACGGTGATGCTATCACAGGATACCACTACTTCTACTTGAACTACAGCCCAATCATGAAACTTAAAGAAACACAATACGTAGACAGATACGGAGTAGAACGTACAAGACGTGAACGTATTTTTGACTTCCCATCGTTCTGGGACGGTGACTACTATTACTTCAACGCAATAGAAGAAGCTGAGACACTAGGCAAGCATATGGCAGTTCTTAAGTGCAGACAGAGAGGTTACTCGTTTAAAGGAGCCTCAATGCTTGTAAGAAACTATGAGCTTATTCCAGGTTCTAAGAACTTCGCAGTAGCTTCAGAACAGAAGTTCTTGGTGGGTGACGGTATCCTTACTAAAGCTTGGTAGATCATGGACTTCATTGATAAGAATACAGCATGGTCTAAACAGCGTCTTACGGCAACACGTATGGAGCGTGTAGCAGGTTTTAAAGTGAAAGACGAGTTTGGTAAAGAGACTGAGCAAGGTTATTTATCAGCCATCACAGGCATTACTCTGAAGAACGACCCTGAACGTCTTCGTGGTACTCGTGGTAAACTAGTACTATTCGAGGAGGGAGGTAAGTTCCCAGGACTTGAAACAGCTTGGCAGATTGAACGTCCTGCTGTAGAGACTGACGACGGTGTAGCATTCGGACTACTTATAGCATTTGGTACAGGTGGTACTGAAGGTGCTGCATTCGATGGTCTAAAGAATATGTTCTACCACCCAGATGCATTTAACGTCCTAAGTTTTGATAATATATGGGACGATAATGCTGAGAATACGAAATGTGGTTTCTTTGCTCCATCATACTGGAACCTCGAAAGTAACGATGGCAAGTATATGGACAAGGACGGCAATAGCTTTCAGAAAGAAGCTGCTGAACGTCTAATAGAAGAAAGAAATAAAGTACGCGAAGGAGGTGCTTCACAAGAAGCTATAGATAGATTTATATCTGAACGTCCTATGAAGCCAGCAGAAGCGTGCTTGGAATTAGGAAAGAATATCTTCCCTAAGAAGCTACTAATGGATCAACTAACAAAAATCAGAACCAACACTAAGCTAGCCAACATGAAACATATAGTAGATCTAGCTTGGGATAATGGTAAGGTAGTAGCTACAGAAAAGAAATCTGGCGATATAACAACATACCCATTGAAGAAAGATGACAAACCAAAAGGATCAGTAGTCATATGGGAGTATCCAATCCCAGATCCCCCATTTGGATTATACATTGGCGGTTGCGACCCGTATGATCATGATGAGTCCTTCACTAACTCCTTAGGATCGACGTTCATATTTAAACGCGTTAGAGCAGGAGAAGCTTGGAATGATGTCATCGTAGCAGAGTACACAGGACGACCAGACACCGCAGAAGAATATTATGAAAACGTAAGAAAGCTTTTGATATTCTATAATGCTAGGTTGTTGTTCGAGAATGAACGTAAGGGTATATATCCTTATTTTACGAACAAACACTGTGATTATTTACTCGCAGACCAGCCAGATAAGATTATTACGGAGATCTTTAAAGATAGTAAAGTACAGCGCCGAAAAGGCTGTCACATGACAAAATAGATTAGGGCATACGGAGAGGGATTAATCCTAGAATGGCTTATGGAAGAATATGAACCAGGTCACCCTAATTTAGAGAGAATTTACAGCGAACCATTACTAGAAGAATTAATACAAACGGATGGCGTAAAGAACGTAGACCGTGTGATTGCTCTATGTATGACAATGATATACAGAGAAGAGTTATTCTAGGTTAAGGTAGCTGCAGCAAAAGAAGAAAATAAACAGGTTGAGCTCTTTGAATTACCGTTGTTTAGCCAGAAATACTGGGATGCAGCAGACGGTGTACAAGACGATATACCAGTATTTAGTTTTTAAGTATGGATGAATTAAGAATTGTAAAACGAGTATATGCTGCAGGACCACAAGGACCTATGGGTCCGCAGGGTCCGAAAGGAGACAAAGGTGATTAGGGTCCTTAGGGAATTCAAGGAGAGCAAGGTATTCAGGGTCCTGCTGGAGCTACTGGCCCGAAAGGAGAAAAAGGAGACAAGGGTGACCAAGGAGACGTAGGACCACAAGGACCTAAAGGTAACCCTTTCACATACTCAGATTTTACCACAGAACAAATAATAAGGTTGCGTAAACCTGCACAAGACAAAGCTGACGAGCTAAGTGTGTTACAAGAACAGTGGACTGAAGCAGAAACTAGAAGAGAAGCTTGGTTTGACGCAGCAGTAGACATTGCTCATTCAAATAGCACTAACGCTACGTCAGATCACAATACTGCAACATTGGATCACAGTCGTGCAGATGAAGATCATGGTATAGCTACATCAGATCATAATACAGCTAGTACAGATCATACTCAAGCTACTGGAGATCATACAGCTTCTGTAAATGCTACTAGTGCAGCCAATACAGCTGCTGCAAACGCTAAAGCAGATTATGTTGGAAGCGACAATTATGTATATAAATGGAATGCTTCTACACAATAGTATGATAAGTCTGACATATATGTAAAAGGCGATCAAGGTATTTAGGGTATCCAAGGAGAAGCTTTCTCTGTATATAATACATACGCATCTATTTCTGCTATGGAAGCTGATTCTGCAAACGTTCCTCTTGGAAAGTTTGTTATGATTACTTCTAATGTAGAAGACCCAGATAATGCTAAACTTTATGTAAGAACAGACGAAGTAGCCTCTGGTTTTAGTTTTATTACTGATTTTAGCGGTGCTCAAGGTATCCAGGGTCAACAAGGACCAGCTGGCCAAGATGGTGCAAATGGTACAGACGGCCAAGACGGAATAACGCCAATTGTAACTGTTACGAATATTTCTAATGGTCACAACGTAGCATTCAGTTATGGTACCGGAGATAGTAGAAATACTAACTTTGATGTGATGGATGGTAATAATGCTAATCAACTTCAAGCTGATTGGAACTAGACTGATAATACTCAAGCAGATTATATTAAGAATAAACCCACTATTCCAACGATATGGAACGGTACACAAGCCCAATATGACTTGCTTACTCCAGATAGTAATACCATATATATAATAACTTCAGCATCATGACAAGTACAGATATAGCAAACGCTACTAAAATAATGTTAGGTACTACTGAAGCTGTAGCTATGTATATAGGTAGTACACTAATATGGCAGAAACCTGTTTAATAAGTTAACACAATGGTTAGAATAGAAGATAATTTATACAATTCCAGCTTCCCTCAACAGAAGCTACCTTTGAAAAAGAAGGATGAGAAGTGGTAGCACGATTGTGTTAACTACATTATTGGTGAGGGCAATGTGACGTCAGGCGGTACTAAGACGCGCTTTGGAGAAGTATAGAGCTACTATAACCTTTATAATTCAATATTCGATGAGAAAGACTTCAAACGAATCACAAATCCATTTAAAGTGGACGATGGATTCCCCGCTACTCCTCAAGATTTCAATATAATTAGGCCTAAGGTAGACCTCCTTATAGGTGAAGAGACAAAGAGGCCGATGAACTTCAGGGTAGTGAGGACTTCACAAGAAGCTACATCAGAGTTGATGGATACTGAGAAAGAGATGCTTATGCAATATCTTATGGCTCAGCTTACGTCAAAGATGGGTGATGAGGAAGCCGCTCAATTCCAGCAACAGCTTGCATCAGGTGAGATTATGCCACCTGAGGCTATTGCTAAGTATATGTCTAAGGATTATAAAGACGTAATTGAAAATACCGCATATCATACACTTACATATCTCAGAGAGAAGCTCTCCATAGACAATGAGTTCATTAAGGGTTGGAAAGATGCTCTTATCTCTGGTTATGAAGTGTATTACGTAGGAGTTCTTAATAGCGAACCCTACATGGAATGTGTGAACCCTATTGAGTTCGCATTCGAAGAGGCACCAGACTTGGAGTTTATCGAAGATGCTTCATGGTGCTGCAGACGTATGAAACTTCCTATAGCTGAGATCTATGATAGATACTATGATAAGCTTGAGGAGAAAGACTTGAATAAGCTTACAGAAATGCTTACTGGTCGTCCTTCAAGTGATCTAGGTGATAGAGGTCCGGTTGATAACTTTGGCGGAGGCATTCAGTTCCATACATACGACAATCCTCTTATGGATCAGAAGAGTCGTAATGTGATCAATGTATATCACTGCTGCTGGAAATCATTCAAGAAGATATTCTATGTTACTTATATGGATGAGACAGGCACTCCACAAGTAGAGATTGCTGATGAGACATATAAGAAGACTGGTATGGAGCTTGATGTAACACCAGACTGGATCGTAGAAGTATGGGAAGGTTATAGAGCTGGTTCAGACTTATACTTTGGTATACAGCCTATTGAATACCAGCATGTAAACATAGACAATCCTAACAGCCAGAAGCTTCCTTACACAGGAGCTATCTACAGTAATAGAAACAGCAAGCCTAGAAGTCTTGTAAGTATTCTTAGACCTTTGCAGTACATGTATATCGTACTGTGGTATAGACTTGAGATGGCTATTGCTCGTGATAAGGGTAAGGTTGTTAACATGGATATCACACAGATTCCTAAGTCTATGAACATTACTCCTGAGAGATGGATGCATTATCTGTCTTCTGTAGGTGTAAACTTCATCAACCCATATGAAGAGGGTTGGAATGTTCCAGGACGTGAGGGCGGTAAGCCAGCTACATTTAATCAGATTACTGCACTCGATCTTACGATGTCTAATGTTATTGCTGAGTATATTCAGCTGATGGACAAGATCGAACAGCTTGCAGGAACTATATCTGGTATTACAGAACAGCGTGAAGGTTCTATTAGTACTAGTGAACTAGTAGGCAACGTAGAGAGAAGTGTAGTTCAGTCTTCTCATATTACAGAACCTCTATTCTGGGTACACAATCAATGTAAACGTCATGCACTGAATATGTTGTTAGATACAGCTAAAGGTGCGTGGTCACAGACAGGCAAGAAGAAGCTTAGCTACATCTTCGATAATGGAGAACGTGCTTATATTGATATTCAAGATAAGTTTTTCTACGAGGATATGGATGTGTTCGTAAGCGACACTTCTAAAGACATGGAGAACATTTAGAAGTTGCAGCAGCTTATTCAGCCGGCTATGCAAAATGGAGCCAGCCTCTTAGAGGCCGCTGAGGTACTTACGAATGATAACTTCAACATCATTAAGCAGAAGCTTAAGGAGATGCAGGAACGTCAAGAGCAACAGATGCAACAGCAACAACAAGCTGAACAAGAGCAGGCTATGCAGCTGCAGCAAATGCAGAATGAACAACGTGAACAAGAGCTTATGCTTGAGGAAGCTAAGATGGAGCTGGAGCGCTATAAGATTGATGCTGACAATCAGACTAAGATTGCAGTAGCTGAGATCAGTGCTTATCGTGGCAGTGAGGATAAGGATGCTAATATGAATGGTATACCTGATCCTATGGAGATTGCCAAGGATGCTACACAACAGCGTAAGATTGCTTCAGACGAATATACTAAGCGTTATGAGGCTCGTCAGAAGAGAGAGATTGAGGATAAGAAGATTCAGCTTGAGGAAAAGCGTATGAAGCATGAGATGGAGTTACAGAAGCAGAAAGATGACGCTGCTATGGAACGTGAGAAGATCAAGGCTCGTACAGCACTCAAGAATAAAACAAGCTCTGGTAAATGACGTACTCTGAAGAACAAGAGCTTCTATAGCTTACTAGAGAGAACAATCAATTATTAAAACTTATACTAAGATTAGTTTAGCACGACGAAGGTAATGACTTCATTATTAACGTCGTTGCTAATCTTCTTAGCAATAGAATTGATGGGTATGGGCAAAGATACAACAGCATTTAAATAGCGGTTTGAAGCTTATAAGAACGGTAAACCTGTATCTGAGATATATGGATTTTCTGGTAATATCCGAGGAACAAGTGGCAATCTAGACAACACAATAAACTTTTTAAAACAGCACGAGGGATTTAGAGATACTACTTATAAAGATGGAAGCGGTATACCTACTATTGGTTATGGTTTTACTGATCCCACCCTTGTGAAAAAAGGCAAAATATCTATAGCCGAGGCAGATGCGAGACTTAGGAAAGAAGTACTTGCTAGAGAAGCATTCTTAAGTAGAATGACCAACTGGGATAAACTTGGCGAAGGCGCCAAAACCGCTCTTCGTTCCTACTATTATAATTATCCGGCAGGTTTTAAAGACACTACTAAGTTTATGTAGGCTTGGAATGCTGGTAATTATGAAGAAGCTATCAGGCAGGTAAACGCTGGTTGGAATGATACTAAGAATCCTGGCTTGCGTACACGCAGAGAAAGAGAATAGGCATTGCTTAAAGCAGATCCATTCTTAATGCCTACGCAACAAAAACCCATGTATTAGACTACGGCTGCATAGCTCAATGCAGAAAGATAGTTTCAACCGTGGTCTAACTATCATGGTACAGACTATCCGGTAACAAATCCCGCTCCAGCTTCAATATCGTCTTGGAACAGTCCACAAAGTCCTTCATACACTCCAGCACAGCTTTCGGCTAGACGGTCTTATTTAAAACTTCCAAATATAGAAGATGTAATTGAGAACACAACGTGGAAACACTAAATCGCAGCAAAATACACAGAGAATAAACTCTGAATAAAATTAACCGTATGAAATTAAATATTTATAAACAAGAAACATACGATGAAGAAGTTAAATTTCCATCGCAATATAGTGCGCGTCAAAAGAAGTTGATGAAGCACAAAAAGCGTTGGAGAAAACTTAAAGAACAAAACAGCATATAATTATATGGGAAAGAAAAAGAATAACATTCCGTCTGAGTTTGATAACCTGCTCGGAAGTCTTGGTTATAACAATCCCGAAGAGGGTGGCGGTGTAACCGATATTGACGAGATACTGCAGGACGATCAGCCAAACGTAGAAGATCTTATTAAGAATCAGCCGCCAGTTAATCCTGAGGACGGCAATAACAGCGGATCTGACGATCCAAATGTTCACGAGGATGATACAAAGATTCCTGAACATATTGATAATCCAGAACCACCAGTGAACGAACCACCTGTAGAGGATCCTAAGCAAGAGGATAATAATCAGGATCCTACAGAAGAAGATATAACAGAAGCACAGCAAGTAGGCTTGTTCTTCAACGCTCTTGGTGAATCGCTTGGTTGGAATATGGACGAGATTGATGAGAATGATAGACCTTTGAACACAGAACAACTTATTCAATACATGAAGGACGTTGTAGTCGAGAACTCTAAACCTGAGTATGCGGACGATCGTATACAGGCGCTCGACGAGTACGTAAGGAATGGAGGTAAGTTCGAGGACTATTATGCTAGACAGCAAGAGGCTCTTACTCTTGATAACATCGATCTCGAAGATGAGACAAATCAAAAAGCAGTAGTACGCGAACTTATGAAGCATAGTGGTTATTCTGATGAACAGATTAATAAAAAGATAACTAGATACGAGGATAACGATGTGCTTTATGATGAAGCGGAGGATGCACTTGACAGATTGAAGCAGATTAGACAGCAAGAAGTAGAAGAGGCTGCACGTCAGCAAGAGGAATATGCAAAACAGCAAGAAGCTCAATCAAGAGAATTCTTCGATAGTGTAAGCAAGGAAATCAATTCTCTTACTAATGTACGCGGCATTGCAGTTCCAAAAGAAGATCGCAAGGCGCTGTTTGATTATATCTTCAAGGTAGATCAAAATGGGCAGTCGCAGTATACAAAAGACTTCAATAAGAATCTTTCAAAGAATCTGATTGAGTCAGCATATTTTACTATGAAAGCTGATAGTCTTATTTCAACTGCCAAGAAAAACGGAGAGTCATCCGCTGCTGAAAAACTTAGGACAATAATGCGGCACAGTGCTAAGAATCATAGTACATTCGGTGCCGATGAAAAACAAAAGTCGGTAACAGACCTTATCACAGGTATGTTCTGATATAAATAAAGATTTAAACATATATGAATAATACTTTACTTAACAATCTCCAGTTGTTCCGCGGTAAGCGTTTTAGCGACTTGGTAGATGAGAACATGATTTCTAATGCACTGCTGACCGAGCCACACAAGGTATCAGGTTTGCTTTCACTGATTTTCGGTACAAAGGACGATGGTATTTCTACTACTATTGACCTGATCACTGGCGGTCTTGGCAAGACAATGGTTATTGAGAACCGCGAGTTTGAGTGGGCAGTACAGGTTGATGGCGATCACGCTGTTAACATCCGTTGGGCTAAGTGGAATGGTCAGGAGATCACCACTTCTAACTACAACACAATTACTCCAGGTCTTAACAACAGCACAATCTACCTCGCTCTTGAGGAGCGTTGGTTTGGTCCTGGTGCCATTCTTTCTTTCGACGATTTCCATTTCCAGGTTCGTACAACTGGTCTTCCTTACCAGGATGGTAACGAGTGGGTATATGAGTGTTATGTAGTAGACGGTTCACAGGCTTCTTACATTCCTGGTGAGTTCCTGCTCCCTGGTCGTCAGGTAAGCCGTATCGGTTCTGCTTATGAGGAGTACAGCGATGAGGCTGATATCATCAACTATCAGACTCCATTTAAGATGCGTAACCACCTCCAGAACCTTCGTCTGACTTACGATATCACTGGTGATGCTTACAGCACAGTACTCACAATCGCTCTGAAGGATCCTGAGACTGGTAAGAGCTCATATCTGTGGGCTGACTATCAGTATTGGAAGGCTCTCCGTGAGTGGAAGAAGAGAGAGGAAACAGCTCTCCTGTTCGCTAAGAGCAACCGTCTGGCTGATGGTACATACATCAACAAGGGTACAAATGGACGTCCAGTTCCAACAATGTCTGGTCTGTTCGAGCAGATTAGCCCAGCTAACATTCGTTACTACACCACTCTGACAGCTGAGCTGTTCGAGGATTATCTCTTCGACCTCTGCTACAACGTTTTGGGTACAAACGAGCGTCGTTTCGTTGCTCTGACTGGTGAGATGGGTATTCGTGAGTTCGACCGTATCCTGAAGGAGAAGGTAGCTAGCTTCCACCTGACAGACAACATCTTCGTTAACGGCGAAGGTCAGAACCTGACACTCGGTGGTCAGTTCACTACTTACAACATGACAAACGGTATCACACTGTCAATGAAGCGTTGTCCAATGTTCGACAACATGGAGCTGTTCCGTCAGCTGCACCCACTGACAGGTAAGCCACTGATGTCTTACACATTCCTGTTCGTAAACATCAGCAACTTCGATGGTCAGGCTAATATCGTTAAGGTATGTCGTAAGGGTCGTGAGTTCGTTCAGTGGTATACTGGTGGTTCTGTAGCACCTAACGGTTACGCTAACAGCATCAACACACTGCGTTCTAACAGCCGTGATGGTTACCAGGTTCACTTCCTTGGTGAGGTTGGTATCATGGTTCGTAACCCACTGTCTTGCGGTATTCTGTACTGCGACGCTGAGGATACAGAGATTTCTAACGACGGTGTATTCACCATCGGTGCGTGATATTAAATAAAAAATATATGATGTCCGAGGGGAGACGTGTCGGAGACATGTCGGAGATGTGTCGGAGACAACTCCCCGCCCGGCATCACAACATACTAATGTAAATTATGGTAGTTGAACTAAAAATTAAGAAGAAGAATCCCTGGGGAAGCTTTATTAAGTATAAGAATTGCTTTGATTACATCGCTCCTTATTTTACACGCTCCGGGTCGATTTATACGGGTCTCACCCCAGAAGATGAGAAATATTTTGAGAAAGCTTTAGGTTATGAAGAGGGTCATTTGTCTAAGACATCTGATTTCTGGACAACCTTCTGCATTAAAGTTGGTGCTCGTACAATGCTGCTCGACGATGCAATTCCCCGTCAGGCAATGATGATCAAGTTCCTTAGTGGCCACAAGAGAGTTGCTACTTCACTTGATAAACTCGATGCTGGTAAGGATTATTTGCTGATCAACCGCGAGGCTGAAGCTATTGAGCAGAATAAGCAGAACAAGCTGCGTAGAGATGCTATTAAAGAGTTCGACAAGATGTCTCTCGAAGAGATGCGTCAGTGTCTTCGTCTCTTTGGTATGTCTGCAGATCGTATGTCAAATGAGCTTGTAGAATCCACACTGTTTAGTCAGGTTGATAAGAATCCTAAGAAGTTCTTTGAGAAGTGGGTTAATAACAAGGCTAAGGATACTGAGTTCTTGCTTGAGCAGGCTATCGCCAAGGGTGTAATTCGCAAGGATAAGACACACTACTTCTACGGTACCGACATGTTTGCAGATAGTCTTATGGATGCTATCGCTTATCTGGATAGTAAGAAGAACCAGGACTTAAAGCTTGCAATCATAAACGAGACAAATAATAAGTGATCTAACGATCAAACTATGAGATATGACGCATAAAGACATATATACTAAATTCATGATAGAATATGACAAGGCTAATGTTACTTCGTCATATCCATCGTTGACCGAATATGAAGTTGCTACCGTTCTTGACAAAGCATACAACGCACTGATAGCTCAAAAGGTTACGGGGAACAATGTTAGACGTTCTACTGTAGAATCAGACGTCAAATCTATTTCAGACTTACAACCATTACTCGCACACGCACATCCAGTGTTCCAAGACTTCGACGCAAGCGGAGATGAAGTGGCAGTTAATGTTGCTACGTGTAATCTTCCAAGTAAGTTCCTGTATTTCGTACAGATGTATCTTATACAAAAAGTAAAGAGTTCAGATTCAACTGGATTATCTGTAAACGAAGATGCTGTATATACAGGTCCTAATACAGACTTTGAACATAAGTATCCAAACTTCGAAATGCCACAGGAAAGTGTAACTGCCGGTCATACATATGCACCACCTGCAGCTACAGCTAATCAAAACCCAATAGATGCAAGAAAGTATAGACGTATTCCTGTACGTTTAGTACCGCATCAAGTAGCTGAGAAGTTTTTCGCAACATCATACAATATGCCGTGGGTTAAGATACCAGTATGTTACATTGAAGACAATAAAGTAAATGTAGTGTACGACTTACTAAATCCACCATACGTATCTGTAGGTGCTGCTGCTCACATGGTATTTGTAAAGAAACCTAATACGTTCGTTAAGGATTTTACATCTGCACCATTCTTAGGTAACAACCATCAGGGTTGTACAAACTTTGAATGCTCCAATGGACTTTCACAGGAAGTAAGAAATGCATATAACTTCGAATGTAACGACACCGTTGCAGAAGAGCTTATTTCACTTGCTGTTACATTTGCATTGGAGAATGTAGAGTCTCAACGATTAAATACTAAACTTAATACAAGAGGACTTGAGGCATGACATTAGCAGAAACACGACAGTTAGGTATTGAATTTGAAAGACGAATTCAAACGATGATTCCAGAAACGGAGTTTATGAATAAGCTTGATACTGAGACTATTTATTCGTTCATTAATCAATATCAAGATAAGCTTATACAGGAATTGTACAGAACTATAGATCAAGTACAGTCTTCTAATAATTAGACATACTTAGAGACTCTCTTAAACAGTATGATGGAGACTGCTACTCTTACACTTTCTGATACTGCTCCTATTCGTAGAAGCAACCTTCCTGTAGACTTTGGTTTATATATCAAGAGTTACTCCAACGTATCTAATACATATAGATACAGACAGAGTGGACAGAATCAAGGAATACTTCCAAACAAGCTTATATCAATTAAGGAGGTAAATGAGGTACTTTCTAGGCCTCAGGACAGCATGAGAATCATTCGCAGTCCATTTGTATGGTTAGCCGATGAAAACGGCTTAGGATCACTCTATGACAGCTATACAACACCTACAAGCATATACTTAGAGTATTATAGACTTCCACATTATATGGACCTCATGACATCTACTGCTTGTGAGTTACCAGTGGAGATGTTTGAACAGCTTGTATCAGGTGCAGTAGACTTGTATGTATAGTATGCAGCTGGTGCAGAAGCTAGAAAGAGACAGTTACAGCAGGCACAACAACAGTAGAATAAGAACAATGAAAACGAAGAATAATTATGAGAGGGATTGATATATTAGCGTCGTTTGAACTTGAGATAAACAAGATTGACGAATCAGTAGATAAGCCACTCACTGATGATTCTTTGTATTGGCTTAACCAAGCAGTTGTTAAGTTTGTTAAAGATAGATTTAACGGCAATGCTCCCAAGAGAACGTCGTACGAGCAAAATGAAAAACGTACACGCGATCTTGTTAAGCTGCTGGTAAATACTACTATAGCTCCAAATGGAGAACCTGCAGAGCACGTAAACTATACTGAGTATGATTATAATTATCCTGTAGATATGATGTTCGTACTAAATGAGGACGTTGTTATATCCGACATGGAAGATGAACATCAAATGGATACTTGTGTATTTGAATGTACAGCAGATAGTTTCATGTATAGAATAAACAACAAGCTTACAGACTTTCATTATCGCTTCCACAGAGCAAGACCTTTGAGAATCCGTACAAACGACGGTTTTAAACTTCTGACGGATAAGAATTATAAAATAAACTCATACAGTTTGGGTTATCTTAAAGTCCCAACTGAAATTACATCTGCAGATCCTACAACAAACTATACAGATTTTGCAGATCATATATGGTTAGAGATTATTAAGTTAGCTGCTCAGATGTATATTGAGAATCAATCAGATCCTCGATATAGAACACTGACTAATGAGGTTCTAACCCAAGAATGACAAGAATTTTTAACGTGGAAACCCCAGCTAGTTAGGTCTAGACATAGAAATATAGGGGGAGTAGAAAAAAATTAATTAAATTATGTTAAATTACGTAACAACTGTGCTCGTTAGCAACCTGTCAGCTGACAACCTGCTTTCTGCAGCTCCTGCTAACGCTAGCGCTCTTAACACTCCATCGGCTGATGCCGGTAAGTTCATCATCATGAACTGCGATGCTAATGTAGCATCAAACAAGTTGTATAATGTTACAGCTGCTAATGCTGCTAGCATCAACACAATCAAGGTTGGTATTGTTACCAAGAAGAACCTGGCTCTTCGTCAGCCAGATGGTACTACTGTATATCAGCCAATCGTAAAGTGGTCAAATCAGATTAAGGCTGCTGATATCAAGAGCTTCAACGCTATGACATATGCTGCTGATACTGAGGATACTGCAGTAATCGACTTCACATCTTGCTCAGAGATTGGTTCTGGTAAGATCCTGTCTAGCCAGGGTAAGCGTATCGTTGCTCGCCTGACTTATAAGGATATGCCTCACCGTTTCCGCAAGTGGACTGAGAGCTATGAGTATACCACTAAGGATGGTGATACAGCTGCTACAATCGCTACTGGTATCGCTAACATGATCAACAAGGAGTGGAAACGCGCTCGTGTACAGGCTTCAGCTGATGCTGGTGTACTGACAATCGTTGCTCTGCCTTACGACGATGACGATGCAGTAGATACACTGAACGTAGCCAACAAGGTTCGTTTCAATGTTAACCTGTATTGGACTGATCCTCAGGCTGACGGTTGGGAGTCTAAGAATAAGCACTTCCCTGCTGGCGTAACAATCGTTAAGACTCCAGGTAATGCTTATGGTGCTTCTGCTAAGCTCGTTCGCGACCGTGAGGCTTGGGCTATGGGTTATCAGGGTATCCTGAACCGTGGTGAGGGCACATGGCCTATCATCAAGCCTGATATGGAGGTTCAGCTCGACAAGCACTACAACGCTATCACTCTCGAGTTTGAGAACATGTATCGTGCTGCTGACGACATCCAGCGTAAGACAAAGCAGGTTCTGGAGATCTATGCTGTTGCTACTTCTCTGGTACAGGCTGTTCTGTCTGCATTCGTTGAGGGTGTAGTTTCTAGCGCCGATGCTACTCAGAGCGCCGATATCGAGGCTCTTTCTAGCCGTATCGACGGTATCGTAAGTCAGAACTCACTGACTGAGCCAACAGAATAATATTAACTGAACTAAGCCAGGGTGGGGCACCTGCCCATCTCTGGCTTTTTTCATAAATACAGCATTATGAAGAAAATTAGAATAGGTAACGATATTCGTCTTGCTGTAGATCTTCGTAAACAGGTCATCGACGAACAAGATGACACATTTGCTGTTAGACAAGTTAGCGCGTATCTTGTGAATACTACTAAGGTCGCTGAGTATGAAGCTAAGCTTAAAGAGCGTCCTATGTTCGTAGGTAGATTCCCAAGAGAACCGTTCTCTCATGATTATAGCACTACTCCATGGTGCTTATGTGGGTGCGGCATGCCTACTTATAATGCATTCCCAGTTAATGCTGGTGGTGTGTATAGTGGTTTTGGAACACAGCCTTATGGAGGTATTGCTAAGGATCTGAAGAAGATTGCTCAGCATATCCAATACAAGGCTACATGTCAAGCTACCGCACAGCAAAATATTATTAGTGTTTATTTTCCAGCCAAAGACCAGTTTGCTACTGGTGTGTACAAGCTTGTACTCGTAGCTACTGTGTATGCTCCTGGTTACAACGTAGAGAATCTGAAAACCATTCAGGTAGATGTACCAGAGGTATTCGAGCTGGTAGCAACAACCGAAGAAGGAATTGATACGGGAGTTATAATTAACACCGACGTGCAGATGCCTACTGACGGTACTGCCGGAGCAGATGATCAAGGTGATATCATATTCGACGACGTTTACGTTAACGGAGGAGTAATTTCCGACGGAAACATCATACTTAGTAGAACAGACAACAATCCCGTGTCAATTGATCTTGACGAAATCATGGGATGGTATGAAGGAGATTAATATGAATTGGAAAGATATAGTACAATATACAACCGCTGTAGCATCACTCAGCAGCGGTGTTGTTTTGACTTATTTCCAGTATTTTGATTCAGGTGATATTACAAATGGTGTGCTCGGTTATGTAGCTCAGACACTGATCTATGCGGCCAGTATCTTCGGAGTTACTATGTATTGGAACGGAAAATATAGCGAATTAAGATAGATGGTAAGAAATAATGGGAACACTAGCGTGGCTAGTAACTCATAGAAAGAAGCTAATTAAGGCCTTTATAGGCCTCTCTGTGGCACTTTTATTGGCTTGGGGTATAACTTTAAGCAAGCAGAATAAAAAGCTGTCAGAAAGCCTAGAAATGGCTTAGAATAACATTGAGGCCTATTAGGGTTCCTTACAGGGATCCTAGTAGGCCAATAATGTTTTATAGCTACACGTAGGTGAGTTACAGCAATACAATGATGAATTAGTACACAAGTTGGATAGTGTACGAGAACAATTAAAAATAAAACCTAAGTACGTTAAAACAGCTGCAACGCAAACGTAGAGTATAAACGTTATAGGTAGTAAGGAAATACAAAAAGATATTATAACTATACTAAAAGATACAACTTATGCTGATAGCATCAAGTTTAATGATCTTACAACAGTATCATATATGATAGGTAAGGATACAGTAAGTATAGGATTAGATATTAATAATACTTAGTATTTATATATTTATACAGATAAGCATTATAAGAATAAGAAGAACTTTATAAAGCGTCTGTTTACATTAGATTTTAAGAAGGTTAAGACTACTAAGTATATTATAGAAAACACTAACGATATTATTAAGACTGACTCAGTTAGAGTAGTCGAAGTAACAACGAAATGATGAAAGAATATTTGATTCGTAGGTTTATGTATAACAACCACAATAAGTATAGAAAATACGCTGAAGAGTGGGTTGAACATTTGACCCACGAACAAATAGCGTATTTCACGTTAGAAAAAGAACGATTAGAAAAACATGGCGAAGATTTCACTCAAGACAATCACAGATGATATTCTTCTCATGGTAAGAAATAATAATATAAGCGAGAGTGAAGATTTCTCAAGAGCTCACATTCATGCTTGGATTAACGCTTACGCAGCTAAGGTTTGGAAAGACGAACTTGACAAGCGTAAGATGGCACGTAAAGCTGGGTAGCTGGATGATGAGACTGCTGAGGATAATGAATTTATCTCGCGTGTAGAAGTTGGACCCCTGCTGCTTGAAGACGTACCGTCTCAAGAAGACGGGGTTCCTACGTATACAAAGCGTACTGTAGATACACTGGAAAACGTACTTGATAACAACGAAGGTAGTATACTTGCTGTACATGATCAGCTTGGTGAAGCCATCCAGTATATGAATCACATACGCAGACATTACGCTTACTGGAGAAAATATACATTTGGAGAGATGACCGCGCACTATAAGAGTGACGGTCATATTTATGTATAGGGGCTTGTAGATCAAGGCGAACTTAAGTATATCTACGTACTATACCTCAAGGAGTTCCCCTTCGATATTATAGATGGGGATGATGCTGATGCATCAGACGAAGATGAGGTAATGATCCCAGGTTGGATGGTACCCCCTATCAAGGAACTTATAATGAAAAATGAATTAGCGTTCATGCTTAATAGACCTAGCGACGATAGTAATAATGCTACTCTTGCAAGTGTGAAGCCGCACGGTCCACAAGACGATGAAGAATAAAAAATCTATAACATTTAGGGATTTATACCGTACGATGCCAATAGAGGTTGATTACGGGCTCTACAAGCGCATATTAGATGAAATGTGCAGAATTATACTATACAAAGTATTAAACGGCTCAGAAGGCTTTAAAATGCCTTACGGGCTAGGTTTTATGCAAGTGGGTAAATACAGACCCAAGACGCTTAGTGGAGACTCCCTATCTGTAGATTATAAAGCTAGTCGAGAATATGACAAACGAATATATCATTTGAATGAACATTCGAATGGGTATAAGTATAGATTATACTGGTCTAAAACACCTCGCACATTCCCAGACAGATATAAATACCAACTATGTTTCGTAAGACAGAACAAGCGTAGACTAGCATAGCTCATATTTAACAAACAAGACTATTTGAATATAAATGATATACAATTATACAAAGTGTGAATCAGTCATGGCTAAGATTATGGCTGATTTGGATTCTACTGAAGTAAGGCAAAGGACCTCAGACATCAGGGAATGGATATTCGAAGCCATAGACAAGATTGGTGCTCCTATGTAGTATATCAGTAAAGAATCTGGGGTAGACGGAACCCCAATATTTTCAATACAGGACAATCAAGTTCCTATTCCAGCCGACCTTGTTGTACTAGATGGTCTAGCTTATTCTACTAAAGAAAATGGACCATATATACCGATGGTAAAGAGTACAGCATTGTTCAAGCGCCAGAAGGCTCCTAAGAGACCAGCTTTTACAGGAGTAACACAAGCTCCAATACACGATTTTGAGAATAAAGCTGTAGAGGAACCTGTAATGGCAGTTAAACCAATTCCACAGAAGAACATTACATCACAGTCTCAGATGTATACTATCAATACTATGAAGTACATCAATAATATGACTGTAGATGACGTACTACATGAGAAGCCTGAGTACTTTATTAAACCAGGTTGGGTAGTAACAAATAAGGACAAAGGATTTATCAAGTTTGCTTATAAAGCTATAGCAACAGACGAAAGAGGATATCCTTTGATTCCAGATTTAACATCATATCAAGAAGCTATATACTGGTATGTAGTAATGAAGATGGCATTCCCTAAGTTTATGTCTGGTACACTCAGTGGAACTAGTTCTAAATATTCAGCTAAGTTCTCCAAGGATACATACTTCTATATTCAAGGGCAATGGAACTTCTATAGAAACCAGGCTTACGCAGACGCTATGATGCCTACAGCAGATGATATGAAGAATATAAAGAATGATTGGAATAAGCTTATTCCAGACTATGAAGCTGACGATACATTCTTCAAAGACATAAATAAAGAACAGATAACTTACAACGACTACTACAATGGATATTAATAAGAATCAGCAAGTCAACACGTTCTTAAAAGGTATGAATACTGACATATCTGATTCGTTAATAGATAGTAGTCAGTATAGATACGCTGAGAATCTGTAGTTGACCACAAACACTGAACATAATACAGGAGAGCTTAGACTTGTAGAAGGAAATGTTCTGTTGCACGATTTTGGTTCTGGAGGCAGAATAATATATGTAAACTCTATAAGAGATTATGTAGTCGTTATATATGCTACTAATACAAACTGGAGTATATATGTAAACGACAATAAAGGAGTTGGATCATGGACATGTATATTTGGTCCGTGTGGAACATCTGCTTCTGATGAACAGCTATTGTGGGATGGTTCTCCAGCAGATGCAGCCATATCCGGTGTACTAAGATATGAGTCTGCAAACAACATCAAGTTATACTTAGTTGACAGTACACGTAGACACGTGATTATACCTATATAGATAGATAGATCACACTGGCCAAGTGGAGCTGCTGAGACTAACTTAGTTAAGCTTACTGGTTATCAAGATATATTCTTGAATGCTCCACAAGCTGAGATAGGAACAGGTTTGGGCCACATCAACCCAGCTAAAGTACAATATATATACAGACTGTACAAGAATGGAGGTGCTGCTACGACGCTTTCTCCCGTCGGTAACGCTGTATCTATATATAAAGATAAGTATAATGGATATAGTGACAAAGAAATAAGTAATAAGTCTGTAAGCATTACTATACCTCTCGATCATATTCAGAGCGTAAATAGACTGCAATTATTTAGAATATCATATCAATACAACGGACAAACTCCTACTATTCACAAGATAGAAGATAGAGAAATTGATATTACACAACCGTCTATTATAATTGAGGACTACGGAGAAAACATCGAACAACTTGGACTTGACGAACTTCTTTCTCTTACTCAAATGCAAATCAAACCAAAACTTATTGAGAGTAAGGGCGATACGTTGTTTGCAGCAAACCTTAAATATGTTCAAGACGATGTAGACTCACAATTTAAGAACTATGATGCGAGATCATTCAGTTCTGGTAACTATTGGAGACTAAATACCCCAGTAACGTACGCCAGCGGAGGAGATAGATTTAAATGGGATAATACAAACTTAACATGGAGAAAAGTAGTATCTACTGATAGTGATTATACTACATTCGAAATGACAGAAGCGCCTATTGAATTTAATCTACTAGACGGAAATGAAATTAGAGGAGGAGCTCTTCTTTCCGAAGGAGAAGATGCTACACTGTGTCATAGACAGTTTACAAACAATTTTGATCATACATACGATGTACATTGGTGGAGACCGTTCCAGCAGAGTTCTGGACAAGGAGAGAATATATCCATCATAACAAATCAAATTGGTGGTAAAGGTACTAACATCGATTGGCGTTTTGATGAAAAGTGGATTGAGATTCATAACGATGGTACTAGAAAGACATACAGAAAAGTAGGGCCTTCTTATAGCTTAAGTTATGAACTTGTAGAAGATGACAGTAGCAACAATAGAACATACTACAAGTGTGATGAAACATACCGATTCGGTGTAATACTTTATAACGAAAGAGGACAGGCTTCTTCTGTTAAATGGGTAGCCGATATTCGCATCCCGCCTAGATAGGAATATGATTATGATTTTTCTGCAGGTGGAGTACACTTTGATGAAGGTGTATGTAGAATGAAGGTATACGATATTGTATTCAAAGTGAAGAACTTCCCAGAAGGATGTTCTGGAATGCAATTTGTACAATGTCCTAGATCAATTGGCGATAGATATGTATTGAGTCAAGGTTTTGTAGGAGCTGCACAGAGGGTAAAAAATGAATATACAAATCAATTGACAAACTATACTTGCCCATCTGGAATTATGACGTTGCAGTATCTTGACACCAACAATGTCGCCTATGATGACAACGATTCTTGGCATAGAACATCTTCTAGTTGTTATGATTTGATTCAATTCGCATCACCTGAATATGCTTATCAGAGTGACGATGTTAAGAATCTCATCTCTACATATAAGAATCAATTACACTTAAGTCACGTAATTGCATTTGATATATATGCAGAATAGAACACGAGTATATTGGACGATGGTACTGGAAACGACATTGTTTATTCTAAAACGTCAGATAATACAAATTTAGGATTCGGATTTAGACGAGTAAGTATTGGTTCTAGTGGTTCGTATTTACGAGTAACCGGAACAGAAACATTGACTGATGATACTTCTAAATTCACCAATAGTTGGGTAGGTAATGTTCCAGAAAGTATGCGTTCTGCAAACAGAAACTATTTTTAGAACAGAACTCAGAGAGTCATTCTAAATAATGGAGACGCAGATAATACTTATAAGTGGGGTTACGTTGCATTCAACCATATGATTCCTAAGTATGTGCTTAGTTCTGGTCATTATAAAGCAATATATCCTAGTATATCTAAAATAGCATATCCAGCTGTACCAGAATGGAATAAGTTCGCAGACGGAGAACAGATAAGATTCAATGACGATGTTACTCCGATTGGAAACTATAGCTTTGTTAACTGGTCCTATCCTGGTTGTATTGATATCAACTTAGGTAAAGATGATCATGTTGCAGGTATATTAAAAGACACCGGAGACCGTAGAGATGATGATACTCCTAAAGCTGGAGCTCTTTATCCATGTGGAACAGGCGGTAAATATATACTGTTTAAGCTTGAGTCGGGCGTTACATTTAAAGACGATTACAACGATGTGTGGAATTATTATTATTGTCTTTCTAACGGCAATACTTTAATGGCTCCAATACACATAACAAACTTAGTTAAAGATTGTGTACCTTATGGCGGTTATACCGACATTGCCATTAAGAATAGCACATTCTGTGGTTTCGGAAATGTAATATCTAAAGGACAGTTCGACGCTTATTACGAACAGAATGGTGTTCAACCTACGGACTCTTATGATGTTGTAGCTAACGGTGGAGATAGTTATATATCTTGGTTTAAATTCAACGCACTTCACTTGTGGCACGATCCTATATACATAACGGCTACTAAGTGTGCTACAGTATACGAAGTTCCAGTAGAAACAGATATTGATCTTGATGCGGCATTTGGATCCAGATATGATTCTTCTGATGCTAAAGGTTATTATATACAAGATGAACCTGCTTCATTCCAAGGATTCTCACAACAAGCACCAGCATATCAGTATAACACAGCTTATAATCAAATACCAAACGTAATTAACTATAGTTCTACTGAAAAGACAGATATATCTAACGAAGATTGGGATATCAGAATTCACAACTCAGATTTGAAAACAAACGGTGAGAGTGTGGATAGCTGGCTTACATTTAAAGCCATGAACTTCCTTGACGTAGATTCTAGACACGGTGAGATTACAGAGCTTAAGTTGTTCAAAGATAGACTTATGTTCTGGTAGGATGATGCTGTTGGTGTACTGAGTTCTAACGAACGTACGATGTTGAACGATGCTTCTGGTAACCAGATTATACTTGGTAATGGTGGTATACTTCAGAGATCTGATTATATCTCTACTACATATGGTATGAAGAAGGGACAGTTCGCAGATACTCAGTCTAACACAACATTGTATTGGTGGGACGGTAATAACAAGGAAATACTCGCTTATACTGAGAATGGGTTACTTCCACTCGGTTCTCTGAAAGCTGTTAGAAATTACTTAAACGAGCACAATGAGAACACACATCCTTATTTGTTCTACGATATAAAGAACAAGGAAGTTATATCTAGTGTAGTAAACAATGAGAGTCTTGTATATAGTGAGCAGATTGAAGCATTCTCTTCTATATATAAGTTTGCTCCACTGTACGGAACAGAGTTGTCAGATCAAGTACTTACTACAAACAACACACGGTTGTATAAACAAAATGAAACAACTGGCAACGCATCTACTCTGTTTGGACAATCAATGTTGCCAAAGCTTCAGTATACTGTAAATGCTCAGAATATGTTCCCTAAGGTATTTGATATACAGACATTTGGTGGTAGATTCTACGGAGGGGATAAGAATACTGTTCCTGGTATAGACAACTTGAGATTCGATTATAAGACTCCTCTTAAACAGCACAGCACTTGTACAGGAACTGCAGTAACAAATAGAGAGTACGACTTTAGATTAGATATACCAAGAAACAACAACGACTCGTATGGAGGTCGTATGAGAGGTAAGACTATGGAGTGTGAGTTAAGTTCTACTTCTAACTCTACTGACTTCTCATTACAGTATATAGTAACTAAATATAGAATGTCATGGAGTTAAAAGATTTAAAACTTATAAACAACGGAGGAATACCTTAGTAGGAGCAACGCTTAGAGGATAAGGTTGCTTCTACTGCTATACCTCTAGGAGGATCTACAGGAAAATCCACTCTGGCAGATAGAAAGGCTATACACAATCTTCCTAAGTTTGAAATAGGAAAGCCTGGTCCTGTTTAGATTACTGGATTGGGTGGAGGTACTACCAACAACTTTAACTTTGCTGGAAGAACTTCAGCAGCGGCACAACTTGGAAAAGGATTGACTCCAGACGCTAGTAAAGCGATAAAAAGTTTGCCGACAGGACCTTCTGGTGGAGGCGGAGGTGGACTCGGCAAAGCTATTGGTGGTCTTGGTGATGTAGCTGGAACTGCTGTTTCTAATTTAGGCGGAGCTATAGATTTTGTTGGTGGAATTGCAAGTGCTGGCTAGTTCAATATGACAGCAGACGACGCTCTTAAAGACGCAGGCACATCTTCAGGTAATATAGGAGGTGTAGGATATACTAGATAGAATGACGTTGATTCTGCACAAATATCAGCACAAACTAGTGCAGAGAATTCTGCAAATACTGTAGGTCTTATGGGTAAAGGAGCTTCTCTTGGTGCTTCTGTTGGAAGCATTGCAGGACCTGTTGGTGGTCTTATAGGAGGAGCTGTAGGAGCTATTGGAGGTCTCGTAGGAGGTTTGTTTGGTGGTGCTGCACGTAAACGTAAGATGCGCAGAATGATCGCTGAAGCTAAAGATAAAGCTTTTAGACAAAATGATTATGCTAGAAGTGGAGCTCTTACATCAGCTATGCAACAACAGTATGCACAAGAATTTGGAGATACTGAATCACAATCCTTATATGGGTTTGTAAACGGTAAACAATCGTTTAGTGCTGCAGGACCTACAGAAGGATACAACGCTAGAGTTTCTAATGGAGAAATCATAGCTAATAAATTTACAGGAGAAATGTTCAGAGTACCTGGACTACCAAATAATAAGGACGGAAAGTTAGCGTTAATACGTCCTACAGATACAATTATTACAAATAAATACGGCCTTTCTGATTATGTAGCGGAAACAGGTGACTTAGAAGGAGGAGAGGCAATGATGAGTTCAATTATGAAAGCAAAAGGAGCAAAAGGATACAAATGCGGAAAATTGCCTAAATTTGCATGGGGCCTTCCAGAATGGACCAATCTTGGCGCTAATGCTATAGGAATGATAGGGTCTCTCGTTGATGCACATAATATAGAAAACGAACCGCTTAGTAATCCTAATACAAGAAAAACAAACGCATACGAGAACGTTGCGTTAAATAAGATGGCTAGTTTGTAGTACAACCCATACTAGTCTTACAACGATGCGTACAACATGTATGCAAAGAACAGATACGCTTCAAACAACAATCAAGGAATGAGCGCGGCTCAGAGAGCTGTGATGAACTATGCTGGTTATAAAGATGCTATGGATAGTATTGCTAAGATAAACCAGTATGCTCAAGAGGTCAATAATAAATATGGTCAGGCTTTTGCTTAGATGGCTGCTCAACTTGGCGATGAACAAGCTAAAAGAGATCAGCAATCCGCTCAATTTGATTATGAAGCATATAACCAAGCACACGGAGCTAGACGACTTATGGCTAGTCAAAGACGTGCAGATGCTATGAATTATCTCAATAACTGGGCCAAGGGTGTAATAGACATGCATAACTGGAGAAAGATGTATAATCTGTATGAGGAGGATGCCAAGAACAGAAAGAATAACAATACAAACAATGCTTCTTCAAAAACTCCAAAAGTTCAACTCGATCCAAACGGATTGTTTGGAAAAACTAATTTTGCAGGAGTAAAATCTTACGCATTAAATCCGTATGCGGGTACTGTGGAAGCTGGAAGACCACTTCCATAGTTTACGGCTGCTACTCCACAAGATATATACAGACTTACAAATAATCAGCTTATGCTTCCTAGCACAGTGCTTCCTCTTTATTGGAGTTCTCCGAAGTCATATATGAATACCGGTAAACTAAGACGTAAATAATTATGGTATACGGAGCTGATAGAATAGTACAGATGCCAGTGATGCAACTGTACGATACAGGATTAATGCAATCAGCCATTAACAACGCTCGTTATATGTACGAGAAGGCTGAGAAGCGAATGGACGACTTCTACGAGAAATATGATAACTTTATAACACCTATACAAAGAGACCAAGACTGGTACAATGAAAATGTAATAGGAAAGTTTCGTAAAGGTATAGACGAGTTATACGCTAGAGGAGAAGATCCATTGAGAACTGCTTCTGGTAGAGCTAAACTTGCACAACTTGCTAGAAGCATAGACGTAGGTACTGTGAACAAGCTTAGAACTAGTGCCGATAACGCTAGAGAATTTCTTAAAGAACGTTCTAGATTAGAGGCCGCCGGTTTGTATAATCCTTTGCTTGCTAAATATGACGGTCCAGATATTAACTCTTACAGTACGTTAAAGTCTGGTGCATGGGATAAAATGAGTCCTACTAAGATAGTAGATATGGCTACGTTTGGTAATCCTTATTATGAAGGAATGAAACCAAATGTACACAAAGCTAGTAAGAATGGTATTTCTTATAGCATTGAATCTATCACACCTGAGGATTTGGAGAAGATTGCTAATGATCATTACAACGAACTTGTAAGTACTGCACAAGGACAACTTATGTATAAGTACTACAAAGATATGTACGGATCAGATGATTTAGCTAGAGACGCGTTTAATAAAGCAGTGGCTGCTGGCCAGACAAGACGTGTATATCAAAAGGATGATTACGAAGACAATTGGGCACAACGTCAACAAATAAGCCAAGGCTGGGCTAGAATAAATCAGGCTAAACGTGAGTTTGAATTCCAGAAGAAGATGTATGAGGATTCGCTTGACAATTCAGAAAACATTAGACCTAGAGGAGCTGCTGATCAAGTAAAGATGGATCAAACTAAGCAGTTTGTTGCTCAGAAAGAAGAGTATGCAAAACAGCTCAGTAACGAAGAAAAACTTGCTAGAAAAGCTATAGTAGATAAAGATAAGAAAAATAATTCTACTGGCGGACAGAAACTTATTGAAGTATATAAGAAGCTCGATAAGATATCTAAGAATGAGAAGATAAGAAAAGAGAGCAGAGAAAGAGCTCTGAAAGAAATGGAAAAGCTTGAAACCGGAGGACATACTTCTAATGAGTTTAAGAATTGGGTAAAAGCATATAGAAATCAAGAGGGCATTGAAGCAGGTTGGGCCAAAAAGATTTCTTCTGTAAGCAGTGGATATGACGGAAGAGTACAGCCGGAAGAAAACTTATACAATAAGGCTCACGAATCGTTTACTAAGCATAATATAATTCAAGGCTCTGTTGACGACGGAATGCAGCAAGACATGAATCATTCTTTAGCGTTACGTAAAGATGGAGACGACGCAGTCGGAGTGATTGGAACTAATACTAAATTTGCACCTGTAGCGGAAGCAGAATTTACTGGAAATAGAGTATATAAACACAATTCTTTCTTTAGTAAATTAAATAGGCTTATAAAAGGTAAAGAATATAAAGTTACTTTGACCAATCAAGGAGGAAGAGGATATGGTCATGGACTTATAGGTAAAGATAGTTACGATGTCATAACACAAATTGGAACTTTTGACGATAATGACATAAATGCATTCTTTGATAATTATGACGAAAATAGTCTAAGAATGTTTGGTGTAACAAGAAATAGCAATGGAGGATGGGATATTCCTCTAGTTTCTAGATTCTCAAATGGAAGTCAAACTTGGGGTAACGTAAATACAGAAACCCATAAGAGAAATAAGAGTGTATAGTAGGATGCTGCAATAGAACAAGCTAGAGCTATGATGCGTCCTATGGGCGGTAAATAATATATACAATTATGCCAAGAATAAAAACAAAAAATAGGAAGAAGAACTCACTGAGTCAAGAAGACAAGATGGCCCTAGAAGCACTTAGGCATTTTGATGATATTCTTGATGTTGGCACCGCTATACAATAGCACGATCGAGAGGTAGCACAATCGATAGATTCTAGAGCAGCTGAGTACTGGCGCTAGAATGCCGAAGAAGTTGAGTGGGAAAGAAAGGCAAAGGAAGATGCAGATATAACTGTAGAAAGAACTCGAGACATTCCAATGCCATCTGTAATGGGAGGTTAGAATGCTCTTGGTACACTTATGCAAGGTGTAGGAGCTGCATATAACCATGTAAAGAATCGAGACATACCTGGTATGCCCGATGATTACGGAATGAGTGACTTTCTCAAAGATCAATGGAATTCATTCTTTGGCGAAATGAATACCCTTCAAGCAGAAGATGCAAAGGGTTATAAAGTGAGAGCTTTAAACGATAAAGAACTCATTAATAAATACAAACGTTCATTAGATATACTTGATGAAATAGACCAAATAGATGGAGAGATTGAGTATATTGATGAACAATTAGCAGGTACAGGTCTTACCGCAGAGCAGAGAAATGCTCTTCGCGGTAGATCTGCGCAAGCTAAAGCTGCTAAGATAAAGCTTCAAAACGAGTATGAAAATTCTGCACCAGATAGAAAACTGTTGGAAGATACTGTTAATTCTAAACTGGGTGGAATTAAAGCTAGTTGGGACGATCTCATGTCTGGTAATGGAATATTCGGAAGCGATGCTTGGTGGAACATTCCTGGTAAGACTACTGCTGCTCACGATGAACTTAACGATGCCCGTAGATTTATATACGATTTAGGCAAAGGTAAGAGAAGTCGTAACGAAACTCGTCAAATGCTTGATAGAGCTCTTAGTGAATATGACAGACTTGAAAAGGGTTGGAATGCAGTAATAGAAGAAAACGAGAGAGATGCTAAATATCATAAAGATAAGATAAGCTCTTGGTTCCAAGGCAGGGCAGATAAAACTTAGATTGCTTTTACAGACCCAGATACATATCTGTTTAAGATGCCAGGAATTATCGGAGGTTCTGCTAGTTCGTACATGAAACAAGCTCCTGCGATGATTTCTAGTATACTTGGAGGTCTTGCTGCTGGTGCTGCTACTGGAGGTGCTGCTTGGCTTGCTGGTGCCGCTGGTGCTCTCGGTTCTTTTGCGATGAACTACGGCGCAGGTGTATCAGAAAATAATGCTGAAGTTGCCCTTGCAGCTAAGGAGAGAATTAAGGCTAGAACAGGTCTTGAAGATAAAGACATCGACGATATTATCTCTGGTAAGATGACAGATCCAGCCAAGCTGCGTAAAATCACAGAGAACATCACAGATGTAGAGAACCTGTTCAACAAAGACATGGCTGCTACTACTTGGGATGCTGCTATTGATGCAATGCTCGGTACTGTACCTATTGGTAGTATGGCGAAACTTAACTCTTATATAAGAGGAAGTAAAGCTTGGGCTAAGGCTATGAAGGTTCCTGCCATTAAAGCTGCTCTTGAGAGTAGTTTTGGTAAAGATGTTATAGCTGGATTTGAAGCTGGTTCTATTGCTAGCCCTCTTGCTGGAGTTGCAACAGGTGCAGCTAACGCTACAGTTGGTAGAGCTACAAAGAAGGGTGCTGAAGCTCTCGGTAACCTTATTATAAGACATTCTGACGATACATACCTCGGTTCTCTTGCTAAAGGACTCGGCAAACGTATGACTATGCTTGCCAAAGGTTCTCAAAAACTTACACCAGAACTTGAAGAGTTAGCTAAGGCTACTAAGAAAGGACTTACTAGTCAATATATGAAAGGTATTGGTGGACGCCTTATCAAGTCTGCTATTGCTGAAGGTATTGAGGAAGGTAAGCAACACGTTAATGCAGAAGACTTCAAGAACCAGATTGGTGATCCGAAGCTCATGAGCACTATGGATATTGCGTTTACTGACATGGTGAACGGTCTTACTATGGGAGCTTATGTTATGGGTATCCCCTTGGACGGACTTGGAATTATAAACATTAAAGACCAAGATCTGTTGCAGGAAATCAAAGGCGGTATGCTCGGTGGTTGGGGTCAAACAGGAATGGTTACTGTTGCTCAGAGTTCAGCACCATATATACGACAGAGTAAAGCTCTTGATATCGCTGTAGAACAGCTGCAGAATAATAAACTTGCTGCTACTGCACAAAAAAACCAGTACAGAGACTGGTTACGTAGAGGACTGTTTAGTCCTGGTAAGAACGACATGAAGCAAGCGTTCCAGAGACTTCGTGAACAGAATAGTAAGTATGAAGAGACATATCATGATGCAGCAATTGCTCCAGAATTGATAGATGAAGCTGAGCAGAAGTACAACAAGTTGATGAACATTGCTCAGAACCCTCTTACAAGAAAGGCAGCTCAAGCAAATGGTATCAATGTAAGAGACTGGAAGAATCCTACCTCTTGGAGATCCAATGCTCAGTATCACGATTTTGTTGCTACAACAGCCGTAGCTCTTGATAGAATAGCAGACATAAAGGCTAATAGACAAGAAGCTGCAAATGACTTACAGCAAACAGAACAAAAGTGGGCTAATAACCTTTCTGTATCAGAAAATAATCTTGCTTTAATGTTAAATTTCCTTTAGACCAATGAGGAATCTGAGGAACGTCTATCTGGAAAACCTCTCGATAGAATTGCTACAGAAGCAATGATAGAAGGAGATAACGATTTCGAGTATACCAAGAATATTGCATATCTTGCAGCACTTTTGGAATATAGAGATCAAATAGAGCAAGGTTTAAAACTACAAGAGAATACTCCGCATGCTAAAGTACGTAGAGGGTTACATGATCAATTAAAGCAAATAGATAATACCATAGACAGCGTAAAATCTTGGTTTGAAGATAAAATTGATCTAAGTAACGTTCGTACTTTAGAAGATGTCGAGAACCATCTTGCATACAATGAGGAAGCTCATAGTGAACTTAAAAATGCATATCTCAACGATATTAAGTGGGGATATGAATTAAGTTCTGCACAGAAGTCTCTTGATAACTTTGTAGGTAAACTTGAGCGAATAGACAACGACGGAAACGTTGTTTCTTCCAGCGCAGATTGGAATCCTATCAACGACTTAGAGCACGTTAGATATTCTAAAGGACACGCTGTACAAATACTAAAAGAGATTGCTGAGAACGAAAAACAAGACGATGCTTTTGAGCATGCTGTAGAAAAAGTATATCAAGAGAAGCTCAAGGCTGAACATCTCGACGAAGAAAACGCTTGGATTGATCCAGAAGTACAACCAGACTCAAGAGAGAAGGTTCCTGTAAAGGATTCTAAGGGTAATCAAATACGTGTTCTTACTGACGAAAATGGTCGTATTAACAGACGTCTTGCCGATAATGAGACTGTAGATAGTGAAGGTCTCTTGTGGGAGTATAAAGATAGAAGAGACGATCTTCCTATGAACCGTATAACTCATGGTGCAAACACTCCAGAAGAGAACGCTGAACACGACAGACAATTGTTTAGAGAAACATTCGCTAAACAATCTGGAGAAACTCTTCCACTGTCTCCACAGTCAATGGTAGAAAAGCGTCAGAGAGCGTTATTTGATGCCGCTAGGGCAAATGGATGGCAGGAGATTCAATCGCCCGTCACAGAGCCTAAAAATGAGCCACAGGCCCCTATTGTACCTCCTACAACACCTCCTGCAACGCCTCCTACACCTCCTGTAGAAAACAATGAGGACGATGATCCATAGCAGAAGGTCGTAAAGGATATTGAGCGTAGATACAACGAGGATAAGGTTAAAGTTAAGAACGATCCTGACGGATATAGTACTACCAGTCAAGACTATTTTATCGATGACGATGGAAAGATAGTTAGAGCTTCTCGTGTACACAACATTAAACCAGAAGCATATATTCATCCAGAACAAAATGAACGTATTAAGGATGTATATAACAAACTATCAAAAGCAAAATCTTTAAAAGAATTTAGAGATGTTCTTATAGGATATGTAAGCCCAGATCCAGAAGCAGATCAAGATGATATTCACATATATCAGAAATATGTAGAGGATAATCAAAATGAATTCTTTGATAACCCTACTGCTGCATCTAAGACAGAGTTTGAGAATACAGTTAAACATCTTGCTCAGGCAATCGTTGCTTATGACAATACTCCTGGAGCTTCTGTAAAAGTTGGTAATATAGTAGACGAACTTGCTAGAAACTTCTTTGGCTCTGATATAATGTATAGTATGTCAGATACAGACGAAGAAATAATGAAGCTGTTCGATACTAAGAATGAGTCTGACGGACGTACATACAGAGAATTATTTAAAGGCCACTTTGAGCCATTTAAAACTCTTATAAAGAGTCTTAGACGTCAATATGAGTATTATACTCAAGATTTAAAATGGCAGTTAACCACGCTTCCGTTTACTCTTCGTGCTCAGTTTACTGATTTAGGCTGGGTAGCTGGACAGACCGATATGATTGGAGTAGACCAAGAAGGTAGAGTTCATATTATAGACTTCAAAACATCCGTTCATACATTCGGTAATGTTTATACTCCAAATATTGAACTTACGGCTGCTTATCATAGTGATCTTAACATATTGTCTGAGGATGATATAAAGAACAATACACCTAAGGCAAGACGTATTTTACGTAACATAAAAGCTGACGGATACAAAAATATCACTCTTCAGTGGGAAGGCAAACGTGCTGTAATATCTAATATACATAAGCCATTCTTTGAGACTCCAAATAAGGCTTACGGACAAGAGTTATCTTCTTACGAAGACTATAGCAATCAGCAAACAGCTTACGCTGAGATGTTAAAGCTTAACGGATTTGATGTAGCATCTATAGAGATACTACCTTTCAGAGTATCTTACGACAAATAGTTTACAGAACTTGGAAAAGGTATTGATTATATATAGTTGCAAGAGAGAATGCCATTGATGTTTAGCAGTAAGATGTTAAGTATTCTTGACGGTATTGAGACTAGAGATAGTCAAGCCCTCAGACAAGCTAAAGAGCAGCTTCACAACGTTATAGGTGGCGTAGACAACAAATTCAACAATCTGTCTGAGAAGATGACAGAAGGTGCGTTTAATGAACTATCAGACCAAGGTAAGATTTTATATTCTGACTTCATGACTGAAGCCAAAAATGCACTAAAAGAGGCTGAAGATTTGCTTTACAATCAGAACTCAGATGATATAGATGCACTTAAGGCTCAAATAAGCTCGTTAGAGGACATTTACAGCCGTTTTGACGACCTTTTACACGACTTGCGTGAAGATATTAAGCTCGAGCGTTCTAAAGCCGCCCAGCAGGCTAGAAATGAGGCTATACGCGATCAGCAAAAACAGAGAGAAGAGCCTTCATACGAGCCTGTCGCAGGTGTAGTAAACGCCCCAAATAAGAGAGACAGCGCTGGTAATACTTCTCATACTAATCTTAATTATCGTAGAATAGAAGTAGATAGAGAACTCTCTAATGCTACAATGGCTCCAAACTTTGTAGACGATGCTGACATTTCCGTATATATTGATGGAGATGAAGTATACGCTGATATAAAATTTGAAGGAAAAGTTTGGCAGAGAGTACTTATTGACACTAAGTATGATACAATTGGAGGAAAGACTTGGATTCCAAACGGTAAGAAGCTGTTTGATGCTATTGAGAAACTGCAGAAAGAGCTGAACGATGGAGAAAGAGTAGTTCCTGTAAAGGCTTCTATGTACCGCACAGCTGGTCGTTTGCAGCTAGCAGTAGATAAGAACGACCGTCTTACTTACCAGAATGTACTTGACACAGACCTGTTTGCTGGTCAAGACATTTACGATATAGAGTTTTCTTCTGCATATAAGAAGATAGGTTATGTCGACGATGCTGGTATTGTTTAGACATTTGAGGAAGGTAAAGAGCAACCTACTCCACTATATCAGTGGTCAGATAGAAGAATGAGCTCTAGACCAGGAACTTTGATTTATTTAAAGTCTGTACCAAAGAACGAATGTCCAAATAACAAGAAAAACAACAGAGTAATAGTTGCAATAGATAGGGTGAAACTTACATCAGAAGGTGCTAATTCTGATATTAATTTCATCGTAGAAGCTATTAAGAATCCAGATTCTCTTGACAAACCATATTTCAAGGAGATAAATGGTCAGGTATATAACATTAAAGCTACACCTAGACAGATAATCAACTTGATGATTCCTATGGTAGATAACCCACAACATTTAGGAAATGCTGACTCTATTATAAGAGACCCAAATAATCCTATGGTTGTTTATCTTATGAAGCGTACAGACCTTGCTGCAAACAGTACTGGAAGAGGACGTTTTGATTTATCTACTGAACAAGGTGTTATCGATTTTACTAATGTTCTGAAGACAATGTCTATATCAGAAAGACATGATGTTCTTTCTAGTAGACTCGGTTCGTTTAATGGAGCTGAAGGGTAGGTACTTCCATTTGGAGGTATTAAACAGTTCTTCATTGAACAAAACGGGGCTGTAACAAGTCTTGATATTACCGATACTATTAAATTCGACCTTGAAGACTTTAAGACAGTTACTTCTCAATCTGGAGTACGTAGACAAGGTGTAAATGGATTTGCCTATTACCTCAAGCATGGAATGCTCATTACACAATATGCTGGAATGGGTAGTTCTAATGTAGAAATAAAAGATGTAACT